ATCCTCCCACGGCAGGGGCTCGGACGGCGGGCCCGCCGCGGCGGCCCCTGTGACCGCACCTGCGGCCTCCTGCGGCCCTCCGCGGCCCGAGGCCGGTGGTTGCCCTGCCGAGGTCGCGGTGGTCGGCAGCGGGCCGGAGGATGGCTCGGGTAGCCCCGCGGTGTCAATTGGCACATCGGGCTCATCGCGGATGTTGCCACGTGCCATGTCCTCGATGTCAAGTTGCACACCACCCGTTCGGAGTCCGTCCACGTAGGTGTTCACAAACACCCTGCCGTCGCCCTGCCGTGATGTGGTTTTGATATTGAACATGCCACCCACCGCTATATCTATCTCGCGTCTGAGTGACTCGTCATCCATGATGAGCGGCAGGCCATCGGGTGAGGTCTTACCGAGCGGCACCCCGAGCCCGATCAACAGTTCGCGTGTGTACTGAAACCCCGCGCCCTCGAACCTGTTCCACGATTGCCACTGACAGGTGTAGTCCTTTGCGTCACGCCACTCGGTGACCACCTGCTCACCGCTCCGGGTGTCCACTAAGCTCGCCCGATCAAGGAACGCGACACGTGGCCCGTCACTCGGGAGCTTGACGTTTGCTTCGCCAGTATTCAATTGGTCGTAATCTATCGCCACGGTCACTCCATGAAATTCTTTTCGGCATCGAAGATGGCATCTATGTCTACCTCGTCACCCGAGGCATCCGATAAAGCTTCGGTAGGTGAAGCTTTTGGATTATCGACCGAGGCCGGGGTGACTATCTCTTCAAACTCGGGGCCCGCATGCTTCGGTGGATTGGCGACACACCACTGCAATCCCTTGAGAGTGCGAACACTAATCTCGGGGAGACTCCCGAAATTACTCGCCAATAGATTGAGCATCCAGTCAGCATCACTGGCAGACCACGCAGGCCACAGTGCCACTATGGCGGCGAGTGCCTCGCCCCTCATCTCGGGTGTCGCATCGGGCCCGTAGGGGTGCTCGGGATCGGTGGCAGGTGTCATCGGTGTGCCACCGTCCATCTCTTCGGCACTGACGGCACCGAGGCCGACTAGGTTACTTACTGCCCGGTTGACTGCACGGGTCGCCGCGATGGCGAGTAGGTCATGCTCGGGCTTGGTGACAGCATGCTCAGTAAGGTCACACCCACCCTCACCGTCCGCGTACCTCCCACTCTGTGCGGTGGCTCGCGCCACGACACGAGCCCGAAGCGGCTTACCACTCGGGTCACGGTCAATCTCGATTGACTTGTTTTCAATCGAGAGGTCACACCATAGTGCGATCTTCCGCCACCCGGAACGTTTGACAAATGAATGCTTACCACCCTTCCTATCCACAAAGCTCTGGACATCTTCACTCGGGTCAAGTAGTGACTTGAGCCCTTCCTGATATTGAGTGATCGCCACTTTAGTCTGTCGCACGTCTAGTGGTGTCAGTGGCCGTCGCTCGATTACCTCCGTACTCATCATGTACCTCCGGTCACGGTCACCCGCCGCGGTGCGGGCTCGGTGGTGTGTGCCTCCGCGATGCGGTCACGCACACGGGGGTTGTCGTGTTTCAGTAACTTATTGACCTCACGTGCCACGGCCTTATGTGTCACGTCGGTCTTGATCGCCCGCTGTGCCGCGTCCTTAGTAAGCAGGCCCTCGGCCACTAGTGCGGTGAGGATGACCATGAGCATCGGTACATCCCACACGTCACGCATGGGTGCGTTCACCCGGAGGTCGTAACCACCTGCACTGATACTGCGGGAGTTACTGACATCGAGCCGCCGCGCCATCTCACTATCGAGCATGACCGATAGCTCGGCCATACGGTGCCCTATCTCGATGATGCCCGCACGTATCCGGGCGAGGTCCGTCCACTCTGCGACGGTGAGGTCTAGGGTGTCACCTGTGACGGGGTTGGTGACAGTGTTATGGGCACTCGGTACCCACAGTTCAAGGTCACGCATCAAGCATCCGCATCACCTTGAGCCCCAACGGTGACAACGGATGTGATGAGACGATTAGCGGTAAACACGGGTGCCGCTCCAATCTTGTGTCACTCGGGTGGGTATTCCACGTCACCCGCACCCCGAATGGTGCGGATAGTCAAACGCTAGCCGCCCTGTCAAATAGTCCTTTGTTTGCAGGGGCTTTGCTTAGACCTGCACCGGCCGGTCTAGCGCACAGTTACCATTAGGCGGGAAGATGGTGCGCTAGGTCTTGATGAGCCAGTTCACCGCGGCCCACGGTGGCAGGTTATTGTGTGCCGCGCCACCGCCCGCGTTACCAATACTGATGCCAGTACCCGAGCCGTAGATTTGTACTCCGGTACCGGAGGCATTCGTGTTAGGTCCGTTGATTATGTAGATGCGCACGGCGGTACCGCTACCAACAGTCATAGACCCTTGCATGTACTCACCGTTCACCCAGAACGGATAGGGCATCGGGTGACTGTGGCCGGGGTCATACACACCGTGAGCATGGGTGGGATCATTGACACCGTGGGCGTGCACCGGCATCTCACCCGGACTAAGGGCGTGAACCTCTTCACCACCCCGTTGTCCGACCGAACGGTTAGTAAGCCCTGCACCCTGACCCGCGCCAACGGGCATGCGGCTCCGGAGGTCAGGCACATTGAAGGTGGCACCGTCATCGGTGGCCGTCCACGAGAGGCCGATGGCATTCCACAGCACCGCATAGGTACTCCGGGAATACTGTGCACCGTTGCACAGTAACCATCCCTGTGGCGCAAGCTGCGAGGCCGTGGGCATGAGGCCGCCCGCGGGTGTCGAACCGGGTTGATACCAAGTGGTGCCGTCATCGTAATACAACACCTTGGTGTCAGTCGCCCAATAGTAACGTCCGGATGTACCGGCCGCGGGCATCGCACCCGCGAGCCCTTGCAGGAACACGACAGTAACAGGGTCCAGTGCATCCCGGAGGGCCTTGACATCAAGTGGCACATCGGCCGGGTCAGTCAGTACAGGCCCCGGCAACCCGAGCCGCGGGGTGGGTGCGTCACTGCCGAATGGTGACGAGATGACTGGCATGACGGTTACTTCGGCAGCGGGGTGAACGCGGCGATCTGCTTACCTGCCTGCCCACCTGACCACGCGGTTTCCTTCGGCTTCTGCCACAGGTGAGCCGGGGTGCCATCATCGTACACCGCGAACAGTTCGAGGATGCCGGTAGCGGTCAGTGTGGCCGACAGACCATCTATCTTCTTCGGTGCCTTAGTCAGCACCCCGCCGTCCTGCCACTGTTGGTCACCCTTGCGCTGGTAACGGTATGACACCGTTTGGCGATCCTTACCCACCCAGAATACGTGCAGGCTCCCGCCGTCCGACAGTGCCGATGCGATCATGTCATTACTCTCCGCTTCCGGTTCTGGTTGTGTACCTCCACCGCCACGTGCCATATCGAGCACATGGTCAATCGGGAAGTTGGGCCCGCAATCCCAATGCCCACCGCCGCCACTGCCTAGGTCATTGTGTTGACACACACCGCGGCCCGAGCCCTGTGCCTGTGACGCATTGAGCTTGGTGATGGGCAGCCCGTAGTGTGCACATTCCTCGGCAATCCACTTGGCACAGTTGGCGAGCATGTTCGGGTGATTGTTCATCCACTCTGCGGTTGACCATGAAGCGAACCCGCATAGCTCGATACTGACACAGACAGGGTTGAAGTTTGCCTGTGTCCATGCCTTGTTCAACCGTGACACGTACTCACCGATGGTGTTCACCTTATCGTCGGCACCCGTGTGACTACTGGCACCGACATCACCCTGAAAAAATCCACCGAGGCTTTCGATGGTACGGGCACCCTCGGCTGTGTGCAGTACCACCAACCTGACACTACCCCCGGAACGGGACGAGTAGTTAGGTGACGGTATCCACACCCGCTTGAGCGCGGCCATGTTCACTCACCTTCCTCGGGCTCGTCACCCTCGTCGGGCTCGTCACCTTCCTCGGGCTCGCGGAAGGGTTCACCCCGCTCACGCTCGACGGCCATCCGCCGCGGGTCGGCCGGGTCTAGAAAGCGTGCATCCTCGGGGTCATCGAGCGGCCCCGTGTGTGCATCGGACGGGTCACTGTCAGGCTCGGGGTTGGGCTCGGCCGCGGCCTTATTTTCATACTCTTCGGTCATGGCAGTGGTGCATCCTTTCGAGCGTCATCATATGTCGGGTACATGTCCTTCATATCCTGGTAAGTGGCACACCTGTCACGCAACATGCCATAGGTTTGCCCGACTCTTACCTCGTAATTCAGGATGAGGCCCGCGGGCACGGCATGAAGTAATTCCTGTTGGATTGCATCTTGGTCAAGTGTGCTGTCGGTGTAAGTGAAGATGCGGAGGTAATAGGGGTCACCCTCGGGGTGGTCGGGTGTCACTGCCCGTTCCTCGAAGTAGAGTGGTGC